AGTATTATCGGGTTTATATTTCAACATTTTAAATAACTCAATTGCAAATTCCAAGTGTAATCCTTCGTCTCTACTTATCAATTCGTTACTAAAACACAACCCTGGTAAAAGACCTCTTTTCTTTAGCCAAAAAATAGCACAAAAGCTTCCGGAAAAGAATATACCTTCTACACACGCAAATGCAAAAAGACGTTCAGCAAAAGATCGATCTCTATAGAACCATTTCATAGCCCATTTTGCCTTATTTTGTATACATGGTATACTTTGTATAGCTTCAAACAATTGAGTTTTTTCATTTGAATTTTTTATGTATTTGTCTATGAGTTTGCTATACGTCTCACCGTGTACCATTTCATTGTGTTCTTGATAAGCGTAAAAAGATCTCGCCTCTGTATATTGAACTTCATTAGCAAAGTTATTATTTAAGTTTTCAAAAACTATCCCATCGGAACCAGCAAAAAAAGCTAATATATATTTTATAAAATGTTTTTCATTGTCACTTAATCCATTCCAGTCATCCATATCTTTAGAAAAATCGATCTCTTCAGCAGTCCAATTTGACATCTGTGCCTTTTTGTAGAGAGCCCACAAATTATCGTGTTGTATAGGAAACACAGTGAACCTGTTAAGTGTAGGTAATAACATTGGTTCAGCTTCTTGTTCGAGATAATCTTGGAAATCAAAATAAGAACCTATGAGTTTATCGTCGAGTAAAATTTGTGGATACGTTGAAACATGTTTTCCACATCTTTTAATGAGTTCATCTTTATCAACCATACTTTTTTTGTAATCAATATTGTATTCTTTACATAAATCAACCGTAAAGTCGCAATATTTACATCCTTCTTTTGATAAAATTTCGATTCCCATGTGTGCTAATACTTGTAAATATTTTTGTATGAAAACTTTAGATATGATAAATTTTTCAGATATACAGCCTGGAGAATTGATAAAAGTTTTAGTGAATATAGAGGATGATATAGAAGATGAAATGTATGCAAAGGTAAAAGAAAATAATAAAGATTATTTAGTAGTTTCTTACTTTTCTGAAACGTCTTTGATATACAAAAATGCTAACTTGTATGAGTTAGAAGACAGGGATGAACTCGTACAAGAAGAAAATCTTTCAGAACACTACAAATCCATGAATATTTTTAAAAGAGTAAAGGATAATCTATATGCCGTTATAGAAGATATAGATTCAGGAGAAGATAGTGAAATATTTGATGAGTCTGAAGACGAAGGTAGTGATCTTAATGATTTTATTGTACCAGACAATGAAATCGATGGTATTATTATACCTCCTTCTAATCACGCTTCAATAGATAAAGAGTGGAATGACTGGAAACCTAAAAGCCCGGGTTCTATGAAGTTTAAACAAATTGTAGACGATATAGAAACGCGTGCAAAATACCAAGCTGACGAGATTAACCTAAGTGCGAAATAAAGATTATTAAATATTAGTCGTAAAAAATAATGGAAGATTTGGCAACTATTATATGGTCACAGGTGGATCAATTATTAAATACTAAAACAATCGAAAAAAAGCCAATAGATACTAAATTATGTAAAGAATGTAAAATCCCCAAAGTTATTACTCGAGAAGGACTACCAACGTGTCCAGGGTGTGGTATGATGGATACTATTTTTATAGATGAAACACCTGAATGGACCAGTGGTATTTCAGAAGATGGAAAAGTAAACGATCCTTCGAGGTGTGGAAATCCTAATTCTAACCCAGAACTATTTTCGCAGTCTTGGGGTAAAGGAACTATCATTTCTACACAGAGAGGTTCTTCTTATGAGAATAAACGAATGGCTAAAATTAATTTTCATCAGTCCATGAATCACAAGGATCGTTCACTTTTTCATGCATACAAAGATATAGACGAAGCGTGTGATACATTACCAGATTCCGTTTTGAAAGACGCGAAGATGATGTATAAAAAGTTTAACGAAAACAAATTAACACGTGGGGCAGTAAGAACTGGTATAAAAGCGAATTGTGTTTTATACGCCTGTCGTATGTCAAAAATTCCTAGAACCACCAAAGAAATAGCGGATATGTTTTCTATTCAACCAAAAGATGTTAGTAGAACTACGCAAATGTTTAAGGAAACAATGTTAGGAAAAACAACGAGTAATTATACGACTCTACCACACGATGTTATGAATAGATTATTAAACTCGTTTGACCTTGATAGAGTAGAGAAGAAAGAGTGTGCAAAATTATGCACGCGTTTAGAAAATTGTTCAGAACTTATGAGTAAAACCCCAAACAGTGTAGCTTCGGTAGTGATTTATATGGTAACTAAACACAAATATAGTAAATCAGAAATATGCGAAAAGTGTAACGTTTCTGTACCTACCATAAACAAAATTGAAAACATAATAAAAAAATACTTAGAGGAATAAATACAATAAAATGTATTATGATTAAAGTTTTTTTAAGTACACCCTGTTATGGTGGTTTGTGTTTGGAAAAATATATGATAGGTGTAATAAAACTCCAATTAGCTTTAATAAAAGAAGGTATTCAACTTATGATAGATACCACAGAAAATGAGAGTTTAGTACATCGTGCACGAAACGTAGCTGTAGGGCGTTTTATGCAGAAAACTGACGCCGATTATTTTATGTTTATAGATGCGGACATTGATTTTGATCCGTCTTCTGTTGTAAGACTCGTCCGTTCCGGACACGATGTTTCTGTTGCGATTTATCCTAAAAAGGTTGTCATGTGGGATCAAGCTAAAGCGGCTATAGAAGCTGGAGATGAAAGAAACATGGCAATGCTTTCTTCGAGTTTGGTCGCAAATATTGGAGCTACGCACAGAAAAGTTGAAAACGGCTTCGTCGAAGTTTTAGATGGTCCAACCGGTTTTATGGTAATAACTCGAAAAGCTTTTGAAAAAATGCAAGAGCATTACAAGGATTTGGATTGTAAAAACGATCACCAAAACCGTGACTTTGATGATTATTGTGCACTTTTTGATTGTATGATAGACCCCGAAAATAGAAGGTACTTATCAGAAGACTACGCTTTTTGTAGAAGGTGGCAACAAATCGGTGGTAAAATATATGCCGATTGTAATACAACTTTAGGACACGTGGGTAATTTGCCTTTTCACGGTTGTTTAAAAGATAGGCTTAAGGCTTAGAAACGTTATGTAATAAAATTATGAAAATAGCTACTATACTTGTAACACGAAGTAAATCCTGTCATGTAAAAACTCTTCACACTATTCTCAGATTTAATTTAAAATGTTTACAGAAACAAGGTGTAGAAAACGAGGTTGTTTTTGTAGACGACGAGCCTTTTGAAAAGGCGGAAATAATTTATAAGTACATGAAAACACACGATCGTATTTTTTTCGTAGATTTTGGTATAAGTGTAGACGATGAATCTTTAGACAAGGTGTTCGATAAACACGACGCCATAGGTTGTTTAGTTTTTCCGGGAGTAAAAGAAGGAATAGATTGGGAAATGTTTAAGTCTAAGGTAAAAGAAGGAAATACAGAACCCGTAGAACAAATGGGTTTACACTTTGATACTGAAGTATTTAATAAAGTTTCCGGTGACATTTATTCAGTAAAAGAAACGTGTGCAAAGTCATGGGTTATGATGAATAAAAATGTAATGAAAAATTTAAAAGATAGAAAAAATGGGTCTTTCAAAATTCATCCAAGAATGAAAACAATGTTTTTGAAATTACAAGAATCGGGTGTCAAAATTCATGCTTATATCGGAGCTAAGTTAACCATGACTTATAGTCACGAATGTATAAGTAATATTCTAAACGCAGCAGGTGTTAAAAGTAATTAAAGATTTGAAAACAAGTATAAAACAAAATGAACCGAGTGTTTGTAAATAAGGATGATCCTATTTACAAATACGCGTTAAATTATATGGAAACCTCATGGGGTGTAAAAGGTAGGTTTCCGGGTTCACAACCAATATCCATAGAAAGGAAACATTTTAGTTTACTTCAAAAAAATGAATATTTGGTTTGTGAAAAAACAGATGGTGTGCGTTACATGATGTTAATTTTACAGTGTGGTTCCCAAAGGTTATGTTTATTTATAAACCGTGCACTTGAAATGTTCGTGTGTCCTCTTAATTTTAGACAGGCTGTGTTTAAGGGTACAATACTTGAAGGTGAACTTTACAAAGACGAATTTATGGTATACGATTGTTTAATGTCGTGTGGTGAAGTGGTTGGTAATAAAAATTTAAAAGAACGTCTCGAAGAGTGTGAAAAAGTTGTAAAAAAAGCACTCGTTTTAAATCAAGACTCCATAAAAATATGTGTTAAGAAGTTTCATCTCTATAGCGATTTTGAAAATTTTGCTTTCAAGTATTTACCAAAAGTGAAACAGGAAGTCGATGGACTCATTTTCACACCCGTGAATGAACCTATACGTGTTGGTACTCATGAAACTATGATTAAATGGAAACCTAAAGTAAAAAACACAGTTGATTTTTTGGTTAAAAAGGGACCCACTTTTGAAACGCCTGGGTGTAAACCTGGTATAAATGTGTGGAGACTCTATATTCAAGAAAAGGGTAAACTCATATTTGAATCTTCTATACCCGAAGATAAAACATCGAATTTTAAATGGTTAAAAAATGGTGATATTGTCGAGTGTATGTACGTGACTTGGGAAGATGGTCCATATTGGTGGAGACCACTAAAGAAAAGAGATGATAAGACACACCCAAATAACAGAAGAACTTTTTATAATACTCTTACAAATATTAAAGAGGATATTCAGATGAAGGAGTTTTTAGATTATAAACCAAAACAAAATGATGATCCTGTTTAGGAAAATTGTGTAATTTTCCGAGAACGTCGTCATCTTGTAGTATCCAGTCGTCCCCAAATTTTATAGTAGACATATAATGGCCACCAAATTGTATACCTTTATGAATTATAGTCGATATTAACTCGTATTCATGCTTATCTCCTAAAATTATTTTTTCATCGACATCAACAAAACTCTTTTTATCAAAAGATATTATCAGTGTTTTTGGATAAATAGAAAATATATTTCTAGTCGTAGCAACGTTATGTTTTTTACCTTCACTATCTACGTAGTCTTCTAACGTGTTCCATTTATGACTATCTATTACCATGGATTTTATATCTTTCGTATCTTGTTTCATGTTGAGTATATGTATACAAAATGGATTTTTTGCAGTATTTTTACCGATTGGTGATATCGTTATCTGTGTCGTTTCTCCGTATAAAACTTTTTTAATATAAGGGTACCCTTTTTCAAGTATGTCTATTATACAAAAGAGTGCATCCTGTGTATCGTGTGGTTCGCCTATTTTAAATCTTGGAAAAATTTTAACGAATTCATTCAAAAGCGGACCATTTGTAAAAACTTTAGTCTCTCTAGTTTTAAAGTATATGTGAACGAGATTTTCGTAATTTTTAGTAAAATTACAATCACCTGAATATTTATTGTCGAGTATGTGTTTAGATATGTCGTGTATATTTAATAATATTTGTATGGCTGAATTAAAATAACACGTATTACCAATATTTGTGAAACCGTGCATCTAAAAAAAGGCGACAAAAAAGGCTTAAGAAGAACGCGCGTTTATTAAAAGTAAAACATGAATGTTCACAAAATTTGCGACGTTGTTAAACCTCTTCTTGATAAGTATCAAAATGAGGAATATATAGAAATGGAATTTAGGGTTGGTAAATTCAACGGTACTTTTTTTGATACCAATGTTGGTGAAAAAAATTACAAGTCTATACTCGATGGTTTATATAAATATAACGGGTGGGAAAGTATAAATTCAGGAACTTCGGAAGTGTATTTTCGTTCAGAAGATAAAACACGTTTAACCATAGACGAAAGTACAGGTGATGAAACCATAGTCAGAAAAGAAAGTGTTCACAAAGAAGATTTTAAACAATCCGGTGAAATTCCTTACGATATTCGTTTTGGTATTTCGAGAGAAACACCTATCGAAGATGACGGAAACTCAACTTTCACGAGTAAAAAAATAAAACACAGGACTTCTTTTATTCGAAAAAATCTATCGATTGACATGACAGTGTGTACCGGTACAATGGAAGATATGGATTCAGAAGAATCTACCGTTTATCAAATCGAATTTGAAATAATCGATCCAAGAAAAGTGGATAATTTAGACGCACTTTTTAACATTATACACAAAATAAAAGATTTATTTAATATATTGGATACTTATATATGTTAAGCTGGTTAATATTGTTAGCTCTTGCATTTTTATTATTTTATGTAGAATACGAAAAAAGTATATCTATTTTAGGGTATAAAGCTCGACACTTTTATATATCTGAAGGTGAATCTGAAAAGATGTATAATCGAATGAAAGAAGATGGTTTACCAGAAGAATCCCTGAAAGAATTCGTTATGATGGAAGATAGATTTTTAAGTTTGGAGAAAAAATCCGTGTGTTCTCAAACTTCTAGAAAATTAGAAGCGTTTGCTTTATCGGATGAAATAAAGAGACAGTTTTTGGGATACGATTTTTCGTATCATACAAAACACCTCAAACAAATATCTGAACCAGAAAAACTTATAAACCGAAATATAACATGTTCATGAAATATAACATGAGTCTTCTATGAGAAGATAATTCCATTCTACCAAAATTATCATAAACATACATTATTAAGTATACATCGTCTAAGGAACGATTATCTTCTATGTATTTTATAGGATCTTCCGAGTCATAAAATTCTTCTGAAATATGATATTCTATTTCTAATTTACCCATTTTATATTGACTTTTACTTCTTGTTTTAGTAATGTAATCACATATAGTATAAAACATACTGTCTATAACAGACGACAAAATACATTTTTCGTATGATTTCTCGAAAGCGTCTAAATCACACTCGTTTTTATTTTGTCGGATGCGGTATAGTAATAAATCTCTAGGATTTTCCATTTATTTACTTTTTGTTTTTATTCTTTAACATCTGTGCTTCGAAGTTTTTGTATAAATTGTTTAATATTTTATTATTGTTAACCGATCTTGATCTCGATCTTGATCTCGATCTTGATCTCGAGCTTGAATTGGAATTAGAATTGGAATTAGATTTGGAATTGAAATTCAAACGTTTTACTATAGAAGGTTTAATTTTTCTTTTTATAGGTGCACGTTTCATTTTTGGTTTACTCTCTGGTTTACGAGAAACCCTTGGTTTAGGTGGTATGACTCTCTTTTTATTTAATGGGAGTGGTGGTTTTTGATTCAATTCACGTCTAGTTTGTATATACCCTATAACTTTTCTATCGTTTAGTGGTACAGGTTTTTCTAGAGAAGTAACGAAGCGAACTACACTGTTTACCACATTTTTACCGAATTTTCCGTATAATTTATTGGCTTCTTTTTCTAATAGTTTTTTTCTCATAGCTTCTTTTCGTTCAAATTTCCATTTTTTTACCATGCTTCTTTTTAGGTTATCTACAGCAGTCTTTTTCAATAGACCATTTTTTGTTACGTAAGCGTTCTTATTTTTTAAAGAGTTCATCTTATTTTTTATATCTTTTACGTCCTTGTTTATGTTCATAAACTGTCCGTAATTCTTCATCCATATTTCACCGTAAAGTTTGATAATGTCATTCTTAATACTCGCGTTGTTTAACCGGCGTTTTCTTTTCAATGGTGATTTTTGTTTATTAATCAAAAATTTTTCCATCTCATTAGCGAGTGAATTTGGAGAGTTTGGTAAATTCTTTTTGTTTTCGAGTTTCTCGCATAAAGTTTTTACGGTATCTTGTTCACTCACTGATATATTTTTAGAAATTGCTAAAGAAATGAGTTGTTCTTTTTTAAGCGTTCTACAGAGTTTACCATTTATTTCGAATTTCGAATTACCTTTTTCTAAGCTATCGAGTGCTTTACAAATATCCTCTTTTGTATTTCTTTGTTTTACTCCGACGACACCAAGTTTTCTCGCGACTTCGAGAAGAAGTGGTTTAGTGAGTCTTTCGCATTTTCTACCACCTATTTTCATGATACCGTTTTTATCGTAGGTTATTTTTGTATTTTTAGTTTTAGTATTTGTTTTTTTCTTAGAAGGTTTTCTTTTTGGTATCTTATAACAGCATTCGTAACCTTGTGGATTTTTTCTTGCTTCAAATCCGGAACTACACGGTGGTCTTCTCGGTTTTGGGCACGTAGACACTATTTTGTTTTCTAGTTTTGGTAGTGGTTGAATAGCATTTACTTCTCTATTAGTTAAACCAGCTGTGTACCCTAATCTGTGAAGTTCTTGTACGGCTTCAACACCTACTAAATAGGCGCGTTCGAGATCGTCTGGATCATTTTCACCCTGTATCTGAACTATACCCGAACCAAGCTTAGACGTTTTAGAAGAAAGTGCAAAATTGTGTCCTTTATATATCATATAAACGAGTGGAGCCGATACCTCCGTTTCATAAGAAACGCTTTCCGCTCCTAAAGGATTTCTTTGTGCTATTAATTCGAGTTTAAAGTTCGTGTTCAAATTAAATAATCCTGCAACATTATTGTATTCTATATCGTTATACAAAAAACGCTGTTTCTCTGTATATGTATCTATTATATACTTACGTAAAGATTCGGGTTGTCGTTTTAAATTTTTAGAACCCAGAAATCCACCTGAAAATCTAACTTTACCATTCGCGTATATGTTAAAACTGAAATTTTTTCTTTCGATACCATCCGTCATGTATCCAGAAAATTGAACAGAAAAGAATTTTGTGTTTAAATCACCTCTCATACCAAAATTTCTAGTATGTATTAACCCTGTTTTGAATCTACCATATATACCTTTTACTTCGCTAATATCTACACTTAAACTTGAACCAATTTGTGCATGACCTCTAGGACGTTGTTTAAGTATATATTTTAAATCGATACGTTGTTCCTCTTTGGTGAACGACTTGTTTATGGTAACATTATACAAACCAGGTTTAAATTGACCTATTTTTAACTGACCGACTTGACCTGAAGGTACAACACTTGGTACAATTGGGTTATTTTGTCTTTGTATTTGGACATTTGAATTTTTAACAAATTGTCTTGGGTCCATGTTATACTATACTGAGATTTCATTTTACGAGTTTGACAATTCAAATTCTTCTCTTCTCACGTCTAAACCAACTATAAAATCCTCGTTTCGTCTTGGTTTAAGTTCATCGCCATAAATTACTTCATCGATTCTTTTCAATTCAAGATCCCTACTACTAAAAGGACCAATGTAAAAGTCCTGTGTAAAACGCGGTTTACCTAAATTATTAGCCGAACAATACTGAGTAAACTCCTGTTTAAATTTTTTCAATGGACATATTTTTTTATCGTCGATTATGATAGCATCAGATTGAAGATAGTGCTCGAGAGGATTGGTAATTGTCGCGACTTGTTTTCTTACATTTTCAAAGTAAGATGGTATCACGTTCCATATATCGTCACTTTGATACTTTTGTGCGTATTCGAGGTACCCTCTGATACACTTTTGTAAAATGACGGGTAATTCGAGTTCGAGTTTTTTCTCTAAAAGGGGGTCGGTATCTTTGTCCTTAATTTGCTTTTTAAAATCCCACGTCATTAAACGTCGAAGAATACTACCCGAGTTATCTCGCCAGTTTGGAACTTCGTTACCACCCAAAATACCAGGAATATTCCATGTCATGTTCTTCGCTTTTTCACCCTTCACCGCAATAGATACATCTTCACCTGATACTATAGATTGGAATTCGGCCTGTTCGAGACGTAAATCACCCTTAATTTCTGGTGCAATGAACATGTGTCCATCGCAAATAGAGGATAGACCGAATTTTGTTTCGATGTTATTAGAAAGTGTTCTGATATCATCGTTTTCGTAAAATTTTTTAATAACTTTTGTAATAAGCGTGGATTTACCTGAACGCGCAATACCTTTTAAAAATGGAATAATCTGCCATTTATCGATATCGTTCAAATCGAAACATAACCTACCTGCCATGACATACATCCACTTACAAACATTTTCTTCGAAATTTTGTGACTTTAAAACTTTATCGAAGTGAGGTGTAGGAATATCATACCAATTTTCAAGGTGATGATAGTCTTCAAAATCAACGTCAAAGTACTTTGAACTTACTTCTCTCGGATCGAGATTCATTGCTTCTTTTGAATCGTAAGGATAGAACTCAGATTGGTACAAACCTGTTTTATCTGACCATATTTTACCCAAGAAAAGACCGTTTTTGAAAGACCAAAGGTGTCTGTTTTTCTTAATTTCAGGAAACTGCATATCGTGACAATCACCGAGGTATCTTATGAGTTGATTAAGAGTTGCAGTTCCCTTTGAAGTGAGATCTTTCCATAGCATAAACCGAGACTCTTTAGGTGCGATATTGTGAACGTACTCTTTTATGAGCTGAGTTTGTTTCCAGGCGCGTGTATCGTATCCTTCCCTAGTTTTTATCTGCTCACAACAATATCCTTTATACTTGCGTATGTTACTTTCATAGAGATCTTTTAGAATCTGTATCAATACTTTTTGAAAAGTTTCAAGTTCTTCAATAGCATCTGGTGTAGAGCCCATATAGAAAGCCGGGTCACCTTCAGATTCGGCTGTAGGGTTGATAGAACGATCGTACATGCGAGCGTGTCTAAATAAAATTTGGAAGAAATCTTCCATTTGATCAAATATACGTTTTAGTCTTCTTGATATTTTACAATCAGACTCGTCGTCTTCCATATCAAGTATTCCCAAAGTACTAGCACGGTGATACATGACAGATACGATTGACCTTTTTGCGTCATAAGATTCCCTGATATCTCTCGTATCGTATCTTTTCGGTTTACCATTTTCATCGAGTTCGCTTTTTTCATAGAAAACCCTATACGCAATTTGTAAAGGTTCTTCTAAACCAGGAGGTTGATTTATTCGGTAATACTCTTCATATACACGAACGTAATGTAGCAGTTCTTCCTGTCTGGACTCTTCGATTATTTTTTTAGTGATGGTAAACACAAGATCGTCTATGTTAGTATTTTCGGTGATACAATGCACGTTTTCAATTTTCATGTCTTATATTTTATACTTTTCATTTTTCTAAGCCTTTTTTTGCATTTGGGATAACATCTTAATTAAAATTTTATTTTGAACTTCTAGTTGCCTGGATATATTTGTTAAAGCAGAACACACGGTATCACCTTCTTCGTTAGATAATACTGAAGTCAAGAGAACGTTCATGTCCATGAAAGGATTCATTTCCAAATCCTCGTCTTCATCTTCATCTTCTTCATCGGAAAGTTCTAATTCATCAGTAATTAATTGATCTTCATCTTCAGTTTCATTTGTTTCAGATTCATAGTCTTCGATACTTTGTTCGTCAACTTCTTCCAGGGGTGGTGGTACGTCTTTGTCGGTCATTTATATATATCAGGAAAAATCAAAGTGAGTTTTTTCGCGGGTCGTGTCCCAAAAAAAAATCTTGGTATATAGTACAAACACACACACAATGGCCGGAGGTCTCATGCAACTCGTCGCCTATGGCGCCCAAGACGTCTACTTGACTGGTAACCCAAAAGTCACTTTCTTCCAGGCGGTTTACAAACGCCACACTAACTTCGCGATGGAAAACATCGAACAAACTGTTAACGGTACTGCCGGTAACTCTGGTAGAGTTTCGGTCACGATCGCCAGAAACGGTGATTTGATTTCGGATATGTACGTTGAATTGTCTTCTATTGCGACTGCTTCGACTACTAAAGACGCTGATCACGATGGTATCTGGGCCGCGGAACGTGCCATTAAGGACATTGAATTGTCCATCGGTGGTCAAAGAATCGACAAACACTACCAAAGATGGTGGAGATTGTACTCTGAGTTGTACTTGGATGCCTCCGCTAAGCAAAACTACGGTAAGATGACTTCTTGCGCCGGTGTTGCTGGCGACAAGGTCTTTTTGCCATTGATCTTCTTCTTTAACAGAAACCCAGGATTGGCTTTGCCATTGATTGCTTTGCAATACCACGAAGTCAGATTGGACTTTGACTTGTCCTCTGATTTTGAATCGTACTTGAACACGAACACCTTCAAGGTCTGGGGTAACTACATCTACCTCGACACTGAAGAGCGCAGACGATTCGCGCAAAAGGGTCACGAATACTTGATCGAACAAGTCCAACACACTGGTACTGACACGGTCACTTCGAATGGCTCCAAGCAAGTCAGATTGTCTTACAACCACCCAGTCAAGGAATTGGTCTGGTGTGTTAACGCCGGTAACAATACGCGCGCTAACATGTGGAACTTCTGTTCTAACACCGCCGTTGATGACGTTGTTTTGGTTTCTGAAACTCCATTGACGTCTAACATTGCTGTTTCTCCAGCTGATGTTGGTGCACCATTGTTCTTGGCCGATGCGGCTTTGGGTTCCACTGCTGTATGGAAGGAAGATGGTGCGGTTGGTGCGGATAACTCGGTTGGTCCATTGTCTACGTTTAAGTTGATCTTGAACGGTCAAGACAGATTCAAAGAGCAATCGGGTAAGTACTTTAACCAAGTCCAACCATTCAACCACCACTCCGGTTCCCCATACCCAGGTATCTACTCGTACTCCTTTGCGCTTAAGCCAGAAGAGCACCAACCAACGGGTACCTGCAACTTCTCCAGAATCGACAACGCGCAAGTTGCGGTTACTTGCAAGAACCTCGCGGACACTTCTTTGGCGTCTCCATCGCTCGACATGTTCGCGGTCAACTACAACGTGTTGCGCATACAAAGCGGCATGGGTGGTCTTAACTTTGCAAACTAATGAGCAATACAGGACCAAAAAGCGGGCGTTAAAAGCGTTTGTCCCGCTAGTCTGTATAAACAGGCAAGACATCCTGGTTGCGGGAAGTTCCTTAGAGCTCTAACTACCACCTTCATTTGGAAAC